TTCTCCGAAATTAAAATATTTGTAAATTTGCAGAAAAAAAAAAATATCGTTGAGACTGGGTCCCCGCAAAATCGTGTTTTTCACAAAATATTTTGTTACGATACAAAAAAAGTACTTTTTTCGAAAACTATTTAGGCGCTTTTTATTATTTCCAATATATATAAAAAATGGAAATTTTGGAAACAAAAAAAAAGCGCGAAAAATCGCCCAAAAAATTTTATTGTGAAAAATGTAATTATAGATGTAATAAACCTAGTGATTTTAATAGACATTTACTCACTAGAAAACATAATTTGGAAATAAATGGAAATAAAAACACGCCAAAAATCGCCACGAAAAATGAATGTGGTTGTGGTAAGGATTTTTCTTCAAATTCTGGATTGTGGAAACATAAAAAAAAATGTAATTTTGAAGAAAAAAAAATAAAAACAGAAAAAGAAATAAAATTAGATGATATATCAGATGAAAAAGAAGACATAACATATAAAAAAATGCTTATGGAAGTTATAGAAGAAAATAAAGAAATGCGTAAAACAATTCAAGGTATGATACCAAAAATAAGTGGTGATGTTAATTCTCATAACACAAACAATGTTAATGTAAATGTTTTCTTAAATGAACAATGTAAAGATGCGTTAAATATAATGGATTTTGTTAAATCATTACAATTACAACTACAAGATTTAGAAACTACAGGTAAATTAGGAACTGTAGAAGGAACAAGTAAAATTTTTATAAATGGATTAAAAGAATTAGAAATAACAAAACGACCTATTCATTGTAGTAATATACAAACAGAAACATTATATGTTAAAGACAACGATACTTGGGAAAAAGACAATGATAATAAAGATAAAATGAAAATGGCTATAGATGAAGTATCAAGAGCAAATTTAAGACAATTACCCAAATGGGTTACTCAAAATAAATCATTTTTAGAAGATGAAGAGTATATGAAAGTGATATCAAATATAATGACCGAGCTTGATGAAAAAGGAGACAAGGATAAAATAATAAATAATATAGCAAAAGAAACTATTATAGATACAAGTGATTAAATATTTTTAACTTGAATATTCATTTAAAAATATTTATATTTTTTTACAGTATTTTTCTTCTAATAAATAATTGCGATAATCTTTATAGGTATAGATCATGGACTTAGATATTGTAGTGTTAATTTCATTACTCATTTTCATTCCATGAAATTTGTTATTAATTATATCCTTTGCATATTTATCATGTAGTCTTGTATCACGATAATGATTGAAGTCAGCTACTTCATTATAATTTCTACGCATAACAGTAGAGAAAATTAAAGGTCTTCTATTTAAAATTTTTATCATTATACACTATATAAATATTTTTTTTTAAAAAGATGCTTCAAATGTAAAGATATTTTCTTCTTTTTTTTTAGTAGCAAGCGCATATTCGCCAACTCTTTTTTCAAAAAAGTTAGTTTTTCCTTCAATAGAAATCATTTCCATAAAATCAAATGGATTTTTTGAATGATATATTTTATCATATCCTAATTGGATACATAATCTATCAGCAACAAATTCAATATATGTGCTCATTAAATTATTATTCATTCCTATTAATCTACATGGTAATGCTGATGTAATAAAATCCTTTTCAATTTCAACCGCCTCTTTTATAATTTTACTAAATTCTTCCTTTTCTAATTTATTGTTTAAATTATTATATAATAACACAGCAAATTCTGTATGTAAAGCTTCATCTCTACTAATTAATTCATTAGAAAAAGTTAAACCAGGCATTAAACCTCTTTTTTTTAACCAATAAATACTGCAAAAAGCACCACTGAAAAAAATTCCTTCAACGCAAGCAAACGCGATTAATCTAGTTGCAAACGATGATTTTTCATCTTCAATCCAGTTAATAGCCCAATCTGCTTTTGATTTAATACAAGGAAAGTTATTTATAGCATTGAAAAATTTATTTTTTTCATTAGTATTTTTAATATAAGTTTCAATTAACAAACTATACATTTCACTATGAATATTTTCCATTGCTATCTGAAACCCATAAAATGCTCTTGCTTCACTCAATTGAACTTCTTTCATAAATCTAGCACCTAGATTCTCTAAAACAATTCCATCGGAAGCAGCAAAAAATGCTAATATCATGCTTATAAAATACTTTTCTTCATCATTCAAAGAATTCCAATGAGATAAATCTTTCGATAAATCAACTTCTTCAACTCTCCAAAAACATTCTACCTGTTTTTTATACATTTCCCATATATTATGGTTTGCTATTGGAAACATAGTATATCTATTATCGTTTTCTATAAGTAACGGTTCATTTTTTTCAAATGTTGTCATCCTAAATATTATATTGTAAGATTTTTATATAATTTTAATAATAAATTTAGAATTTAAATTTTTAAGTTTTAAAATATAAAAATAATAAATTAATGGTATATATATGGCTGCTAATAATAAGATATTTGTATCAATTGCATGTTATATGGACAAAGATATAATAAACACCATAGAAGATTGTTTAAAAAACGCAAAACATCCTGATAATGTAGTATTTGGCATTTGTTTACAATTTGATCCAGAAGATACTTTTTTTGAAAAATATGAAAATAATCCACAAATAAGAATTAAAAGAATGCATTGGAAGGAAGCAAAAGGTCCAATGTATGCGAGATATTTTTGTACAAAATTAGTGAAAAATGAAGAATATTTTTTACAAATAGATTGTCATACAAGATTTTATGAAAACTGGGATGAAATTATTATTGAAGAACTACATAAATGTGAAAAATTACATAATAAATGTGTTATTTCGCATTACCCGTTAAATATTTCAAGAATGCATCTTCCCGAATGGCAAAAAAAAATAGGAATGATTAAAACATTTAGATATATTAATGTTGACTCTATAAAATCTCATGGTTCTCTCCAAAAGTTACCTTCGGAACCAGTCCAATCTTATGGAATAATGGCAGCAATGAAGTTTATGAGAGTTAAATCATTATTGGAAGTTCCATATGATATAAATACTTATCATGGTTATCATGGCGAAGAACAATTTTACTATTCAGTAAGATTATGGTCTCGCGGTTTTAATTGTTATACACCAACTAGACATATACTTGCTATGGAATATGGAACTAATAGGGATAGATTAACGCGGGAATCAAAAAGTCATCTTGCACAAGATAGTGCTTTATGGAATCAAAGAACATGGAGAAAGTGTAAATATTATATGAGACTCGATTCACTTGAAAATATTGATTATGACGGATATATTAATGATGTTTTAGAAAATCAAAATATTTATGGATTAGGGGATGAGAGAAATGTAATTGATTATTTTAAAATGGCAGGTATTCATGAAAAATTATTAGATTTATTTCCATTTTATAAATCATATGTAAATCACAAGTTTCATAATAAAGGCGAGTTTACACATTTATTAGAAATTTATAACCCTGGTAAAAAAATAGCGATTGTTACACAAAATACTCCAAATTTAATTAAACATTATTATAAAGAAGCTAGAGAGAATCATATCATGTATTGTAAAAAAAATGATTATACTTATTATGTATTTTACGACAATTTAGCCGAAGATGTTAAACGAGGAGAATCTCCTAAGATTTCATGGAGTAAAGTAAAAGCAACATTACATGTTGTTGAAAATCATGATTATACAATGTGGATGGATGCCGATGCTATTTTTACAAATCAAACTATTAAAATAGAAGATAAAATAAATGAATATCCTGAAAAGGATTATTACTTATGTAGAGATCCAAAACAACCATTTGTAAATTCGGGAGTATCAATATGGAAAAATTCAAAGGATTCTCTTTTTATGTTAAATAAATGGTGGGATGGTGAGCATATTCCATACGGAAAAGGTGGTGATCAAAAGCCTCTCGGTGACTTTTTAAAAGTCAATAAGGATTATGAAAAATATTGGCATCATTTTTCAGAAAGAGAAATGAATTGTTATCCAACAAATTCATATCCATATGACTATATTGTTCATTTTATGGGTGTTAAGTCAAAAATAGATATAAAAAATAGATTAAGAATTTGGAATAATTATGTTAAAAAAGAAAACGATGATTTAAAAATATATATTTCTTTAACAACTACAAAAGAGAGGATTGAGGTTTTACCGTTCTATGTTAAAAACTTATTGAAGAATAAAGTAAAACCAAATAAAATAGTAATAACTGTGACTACAGACTGTGATGTTACAAAAATAAATGATTTATTAAAAGAGTTTATTACAAAAAAAATAGTATTTATTCATACCGAAAAAAATGACTACGGTTCTTTATTAGGATATATTGGTATTAGTAATTTTATAAAAAATAATGATTTATTAAGCAAAGAAAATTTTGGTGTTATTGTTTTAAGTGATAAATTATTCTATAAAAATTATATAGTTGAAGAATATAAAAAAAATAGTATATTAAATCCTCGATCAATACTTACATTATATCATATGTCTGCCCTAAAAATCAGTATTGCTAATGGATTGGGTGGTAGTTATATTTTAAAAGACGCTGATTCAATATTTTTACCAAAATATTATTTTATTCAAGATAGAAATCCATCTTTACAAGAAACTATATCAGAAATAACAAAAAAATATAATTACCATAATTTTACACATCATGATATATTTACGGTGTTTTGTTACTATAAAAATATGGAAAAAAAATCTATAAATGAAGATAGAAGAGTATGTTATAATAATATTCGATCATCAGATATAGATAATATTACTATAAATAGTAGTAATGAAAAACACAGTAATAAAACAAAAGAAATTGTAAATAATTTTGAAAAATATTATCTACATGAAAAATATTCTAATGTTAAATTTATACATCATGTTGAAATATATAATAATATTGTTACTTGTCAAAAAGGAACAATAAATTATATGTGGAATTTTAAACCAAATGAACGAAAACAAATCCCCAATAATGTTATTACACATAATAAACAATTTTATGAAAATTCTAATATAGTGAATCCTAAGGATATAGAAGAGTTATTAAATTTAAATGAATTTGAAGATTTAAAACAATTATATAATTTATTACCACATTGGGTTTCAAAGGCAGATTTGGGACGATTATTATATATATATTATAATGGAGGGTTTTATATAGATGCTGATTGTTTTATAAATAGACAAATAGAATTAAATGATAAAAATGCAGTAGTTTTTGTTGAAAAAAAAGTAAAATCTATAGATATGGTAAGTTCTGATGAATCAAAATTAAATCCAGATAATGTTAGTAGAATGGCCAATTTTTGCTTTGGAACAACAATAAAGAAACATCCTTTCTTCAAAGATGTTATAAATGAATGTTTAAAAAGAATAAAATTTAGATATATAGAAAAAGGAAGTAATCATTTAACTAAAAATAATTATGATGAAAAAACATTACGACAAAAAGAAATTTTATGGGTTTGTGGTCCAGATGTAATTACATGTGTTTATCATAATGTTAAACATAGTTATAAAGATATATTATCTTTGAATTCTGATTATTTACAACACAATATAGAACATAGTTGGTGGTAGATACTACATGTTGTAGGGAGATAATATTTGTATTATATAAAATAATTATATAATGTAAATAGTAATGGAAAAAAATATAATTTATATGTGGAATTTTAAACCATCAGAGAAGGAAGAGTTTCCAATTAAAACAATAAATGATAATAAAAAATTTATTGAAAATTTTAAAATAATAAGTCCTAATGATATAGAAGAATTATTAGATTTAAATGATTTTGAAGATTTAAAAGAATTATATAATTTATTACCACACTGGGTTTCAAGGGCAGATTTGGGACGATTATTATATATATATTATAATGGAGGATTTTATATAGATGCTGATTGTTTAGTTAAAAAAAATATAGATATTAGTGATAATAACTGTTTTTTATTTATCGAAAAAGTAGCCAATATATCTAGATTAGGACCAAGAGAATGTAAAAATCCAGATAATGCGGTAAGAATAGCAAATTATTGTTTTGGTACAACTGTGAAGAAACATCCTTTTATTAAACAGGTAATTATTGAATGTTTAAACAGAACAAAGCAATTATGTATAGAAGAAAAAATAAAAAATATATCAAAAAGAGATATATTATGGTTATGTGGCCCCGATACTATAACATCGGTTTACCATGATGTTAAAAGTGATTATAATGATATAAAATTATTTAATCGTTCGTATTTAAGGCATAATTGTAGAGGCTCTTGGAAAAGATAAATAATTATTTACATTTATTTACATTTATTAATAATTATATTTATATATATTATAATTATGAATAATATTACAACAACAAGAGAATGTTATGATTTAATTTTAAACCTTTTTAATGAACATGAAGTAGAATTTGTAATTATTCGCGGATTTCGTTTTTTACCAGATAGAATGGATACAGACATTGATTTAGTAATACATCCTAATTCATATAATAAATTCTTAGATGTTTGTAAAATACTTAAAGAAAATAAAATTATAAATAATAGTCGTCCAAAAGAATACAAATATAATAATAAAAAATTTTATTATGATCCTTTAGTAACTCAAAAACATTTTACAGGTCGTTATTATCGTTTTGATACATATAGTGATTTATTTTTTTATAAAGACGGAGAAGGTCCTAGTAAAAATGCTCTTGTGGTAAATAATTTATTTAAACATTATTTATTTAAACACAAAGTAAAAAAAGATAATTATTTTATTCCTCATCCTATCCATGATGTAATTCTTCTTTTATATAGAAATATTTACGATCTAAAATGTAATTGGAAAAGAAAACATACTGATAGAATTAAACTTTTAATGCGAGATATCGATGATGATGAATTTAATTTTTATTCCAAAATATGTTTTACCGAAACACAAAATGTTCTTGAAAATATAAAAAAACAAAATTTTAAAGATATAGTTTGTGCTGATCAAAAAATTAATAATTTTATTATTAGAAAAAAGGGGCTTACAAAAGAAATTGTGGATGATATTATCGATAAAATAAAAAATGAAGGGTATAAAATTTTAGATACTATTTTAGTAACAATCGGAGATACAAATAAATTTTATAAGAATTTTTACAAGAATTTTGATGATTATGAAAATGAAATATTAAAATCTAATACAAACATGTGTTTACTTATAATTACAAATTCAATTAATAATCCATCAAGTAATTTAAAAAATTTAATTAGAAAAAAATATTCTAAACAATTTAACGATTCTCCTGGATGTCCTGGTAACATAATACATTCTTCTGATTCATTTGATGAATGTAATAAAGAATTAGAATTAATCTTTAAAGAAAATATTACAGATTTTAAAAAAATAGGAACTTATTATTCTTATCATGAATAATAAAAAACCATAACATTTTTAAAATTTAAAATATTATATTATTTATATTGTAATGAATAACATAATAACATACAATAATATTAAATATGAACCTATTAATTTTAATACAGGTTCATGTGGTAGATTTTATACTTACTTAAATAAAGAAAATAAATTATTATATAAATATGCAAGAATAACGCAAATAAAATCAGAAATGACAGATAATGATAAATTTAATAGATATAAAAACATTATAGAAAGGGCAGAAGAAAAAGAAATAGTAGGAAAATATTTAATAAATGGACATATTGTAAAGGATAATTGTGGTGATTATATAATAAGATATGTTAATGGTCATAGATTTGATCATTTATATAGAATAAATGATGTTAATTTATTAAATAAAATTAAAGAACAACTAGATATTTTTGTTGAAGATTTAAAATTAGCTGATAGAAAAAAACTATTGTATGGAGATTGGGGTATTCAAAATATTATTTATGATGTAGATAACAATAAAATTTATAATATTGATACAGAAGGTTTATATACATATCCTAGGTTACCTAGATGGTGTAAAATTGATAAAATTATAGAAGATATATATCATGCATTATATGCTAATCATTTAATGAAAACTTTTACATCTATAATATGGAACAATGGAATACATAATAAAGATAAAATATTACAAATGATTCCTAATGTAATTAGTTCTTATTCATTTAGTATTAAAAAAGAAAATTTACGAGAAACTATTTTTGATATATATGCAATGGATAAAAGATGTAATCATAATGTAGTTTTACCAAAAAAAATAGATCTTTTGAAAAAATGTAATGAAGAACATTTAATTGTAAAATTTTTAATAGATAATCCTAAGTTTAATAATAGAAATATTTCATCAGAAGCAGTTAATATGAAAAATAATATTAGAAAACAATTTAGTAATATTATTCATGTTGCTGATAATTATGAAGAATCAGACTATATATGGAATAAATATAGTCCTGGATATATGTTTGATGTTTATATTAAAAAAATGAATAATAAAACAAAAATAATAAGTAAAGATAAATTAGATGGTACTGATGTAAATGTTATTTCTGTGTTCAATGGAAATTTTAAACATTCCAATCCATTAATCCATTATTATTGCTATAAAAAATCAGATAATAATTATTACTTTTCAGATGCGTTAGTTAATGATGAATCATGTTTTTCATTTTATTGTACCAGATATATGATTGAAAAATATTTAAGATAATTATTTTATTTTTATTAATATTATTATAATATTATTTTATATTATTATAATGATAAATAATAACAATAATAAAATTGCTATTTTGACATTTCTAAGTGATTCTGAATATTTATCCGATATTAAGGAAAACCATTTATTATATTGTGAAAGAAATAATTATAATTATTTTATATTAAATAAAAACGACGATATATCAAAAGATATAATTAGCAATCATGAATTTATTATGTTATTATCTACTGAATGTGTAATATTAAATCATAATATATTAATTGAAGATTTAATCAATGATAATTCTAAAAATTTTTTTATAGAAAATGAAAATAAATTAGAGGTAATAATATTTAAGACATCATCAAATCATAATGAAATATTAAAACAAATAGTATCAAATAGTAAATTAAATATAGAATTGTTTAAAGACAATAATGATGTTCATTATTTTGACGATAATCAATTATACTGTCATTATAACAATTATTCACCAGAAAAATATATATTGAGTCTTAATAATTTACATTCATCTATAAATGTAAATAAACAAATACAACACTTTAATAATTTAATAAAATATGAACAACATGATCCAAAGATAATTGTATCAGTTACTACTATTCCTACAAGAATAAAAGGATTAACACGATTAGTAAAGAGTTTGTCATCATCAACAATAAAACCTGATAAAATTGTTTTTACTATTACAAACAAATATAAATTATTCGGAGATTCTACCGAACATATAGATACTATTAATAATTTATTTAAAAAAGAAATAGAAAATGGCTTTGTTTATATAAATTTAATTGATATTGATAAAGAAGAGTATAACGATTATGGTCCATGTAATAAGTGGATAGGTGCTTATGAATATATAAAAAAAAACGAGTTTATGGATGAATTTTTAAATGATAATTATGCTGTAGTAGTATTAGATGATGATGTAGTTTATCATAATAATTATATTGAATTATTAGTGAATAAACATAATTTAAATAAACGAAGTGTTGTAACTGGTTATCATAGTTATTCTGATTATTCAATTAAAAATAATTATCAAATGAATGTTCCTATTTATAAAGAACACAAAAAAATACCTTTGTTAAAAGGTGTTAATGGAACACTTCTTCCCAAACATCTATTTTGTAATATTTTAAATCCTTCATTAAAAGATATTGTAGATAATGGTATTAAATTTTTTAACAAAAATGATTTAGTATATCAAGATGATCAAATAATTACCACTACTCTATATTATTATAAATATAATATTGTATCTGTTTACGATGATTTATTGTCAATGGGAAAGAAAAAGAGCTATTCTAATAACAAAAATAATGATGATAAGAGCATCGATTGGCATGGTGTAAGTTATTTAAGTCAGAGTAAAAAACACTGGTATGATAAAGGAATGACAGGAAGATTTTTACATAAATATTTACAATTTTATACATATATGTAATTAATAATTATGTATATTATATTATCAAGATAAATAATATAATATGATTATATTAATTCCGTTAGGTGGTAAAGGTGAAAGATTTAAAAAAAATGGTTATAAAATGCCAAAAGCCTTGATTCATGTTTTTGGTAAACCTATTATTTTTTGGTTGTTAGATTCTTTAATAAATTTAAATAAATTTACTACCACTATTTATATTCCATACAATAAAGAATATGAATTTTATAGATTAGAATCATTATTAATTAAATCATATCCTGATTTTAATTTTAAATTTTTATGTTTAGAAAAAGATACAGATGGAGCAGCAGAAACAATTAATATAGCATTAAAAAATATAGATTTTGAAGATCAATCAGTAATTTGTTTAGATTCAGATAATTTTTATAAATTTAATATAGTTGAAAAATGGAATGAACATAATTCTGTATTTACATTTACAGACGAAAATACTAACCCAATTTATTCTTATATACTATTAGAAGATGAAAACATAATTGATATAGTTGAAAAACAAAAAATTTCAAATTATGCATGTACTGGAGCATATGGTTTTGAATCATATAAAACTTTATTATATTATACCCAACAGATTTTAGATAATAATATAAGAGAAAAAAATGAATTTTATACATCAGTAGTAATAAAAGAAATGATAAAAGATAATATTCAATTTAGTAATATAAATATTCATCAAAATGATTATATTTGTTTAGGAACTCCTTTACAATTAAAACATTTTTATAATAATTATCCAAACACATCATGTATAACAGATAAAGATGGCTTAATAAAACCGCTTAGAATTTGTTTTGATTTTGATAATACACTCATTACATTTCCAAAAAAAGACAAGGATTATACGACAGTAGAACCTATACAAAAAAATATAGATTTTTTAAAATATCTTAAATCATTTGGTCATACAATAATTATTTATACAGCAAGAAAAATGAATAGTAGTAATGGAAATATAGGAAAGGTTTTATGTGATGTAGGTAAAATTACATTTGAAACTTTAGAAGAATTTGATATTCCTTTTGATGAAATATATTTTGGTAAACCTTATGCACATTATTATATTGATGATTTAGCTGTGAATTGTTTTGATGATATGGAAAAAATAATGGGTTTTTATATGTCTAATATCGAACCTAGAAAGTTTAATTCAATAGAAGAAAATACCATAGATGCAATTACAAAACGATCTGATAATTTAGATGGAGAAATTTATTATTATAATAATATTCCTCGTTCTATCAAAGATATATTTCCAATATTAATAAATTATGATGATAATAATAGTTGGTATACTGTAGAAAAAATACAAGGATTAAGTCTTTCTGATTATTATTTATCAGAAATGATGACAGAAAAAACATTACATAATGTAATGAATTCAATTGATAGAATTCATAAGGTACATCATAGTAATATAAATAATGAAGATGTGAATATTTATCTTAATTATTCAAACAAGCTAATAGAAAGATATCAAAATTATGATTATTCAAAATTTGAAAATAGTAATGGAATATTTGAAGAATTAAATCAATTTCTTATAAATTATGAATCAAATAATATAGGAAAAAAATGTGTTATACATGGTGACACAGTATTTACTAATATTATTATAAATAAGTATGAAAAAGTTAAAATGATTGATATGCGCGGTAAATGTGGGGATAAATTAACTATTTTCGGAGATTGGTTATATGATTGGGCAAAATTATATCAATCTTTAATTGGTTATGATAAATTTTTAATGGATAAAAAAATTAATCCTATATATGAAAAAAATACAATTCAATGTTTTGAAGATTATTTTGTAGAACTTTATTCTAGCGAAGATTTAATAAATTTAAAAATGATAACAAAATCACTGTTATTTACATTAATTCCATTACACGATAATAATAAATGTACTGATTATTATAATTTAATAGATACAATTGATTAGTTTAAAGATTTTATATACATATTTAAACTAATTAAACAGGAAAAATAGGACTATATTTAACACCATGTTGTTCATAAAAATGCGATTTAACAGAATAATTTGAGTTATTTTTTGTTTTACCTTCAATTTCACTACAGTAAAATGTAATTATAACTCTTCTTGTTCCTTTTGTAACTTGATTTACTTTATGACTTGAAATACCTGGGAAAATTAATGCACTATTTGCCTTTGGTTTTATTTTAAAATTATATTCAGGTAATTCGAATTCACCACCTTCATAGTCATCGTTTAAAAATAAAGACATAGCATATCTTCTATGTTGATAAGGAGCAGGTGTATCACGATGAGGATGAAATCTACCTCCTGTTTCAGCATCGTAGCAACAAATTTTATAACTTTCTCTGTAATGAACATCAAAATAAAAAATTTTTCTAATTTCAGGGAATACAGATCTAGAAAGTTTATTGTCAATTTCAATTTCCAATTCTCTATCAGGATGAATATGTAATCTATTTTTTGTTGGGGTATAGTGAGATGTATGACGATTAGAATTATTATCATAATATTTTAACACCTTCTCTAATAATTCTGGACTAAATACATCATCAATTAATAAATAGGGAATATTTTTAGGTTGAATTAAACTTTTTTCTATTTGTTCTTTATTAAAATCTTCTACTGAATTAAATTGTAATACATTATAAATTTTTCTATTAGGTGTTGCCAAATAAACATTAATATTATCAGTTTCTTTGAATAAACCATATAAAATAGAATCTTTTGTAGACATAGATTTTAATTCACTTGAAGGTTGTCCTGATTTAAAAATAGCAATAGTATTAAAATTAGGTATTTTTTTTATATTATTAATATTTTCAATATTTTTAACATGTATGATTAAAAATTCATTATCATCAACATAATTATACATTTCTTTTTTATTTCCGTTTTCAAATTTTACATTAGTAAAAGGTATATAATCTCCTTTTTCAAGGCTAAATTGAGTATGAATTAATGTTGGTTTTTGCTTAGTACATCTTGAAACTTGTGAGTTACTGTCCAAATTTATTATTTTCTCATATTTTTGTTCATTTGATGTTACAGAAGGTGCTGGAGGTAAAATATTCTCCATTTTTTCATAATACTTTGGGTTAAATTCTCTGTATAAACTCCATCTTCCACATTCTCTGAACCATAAATTAAATATATATTTTTCACCTTTTAATACTGGTGTACCAGCATGCTCTGATAATAAATGTCTGTCATGAGAATCTTTATAAGTATTATTAAATACTAATAATTTTCCTTCTTCAGCTATTATAGTTTTATTAAGTTTTGTCATTTTTGTCCCACCCCCTTCTTGAACAGTATTTAAATATACTAATGCTGTTTTTAAGCGCTGTCCACCCTTTTCCATATTTTTCAATGCTTTTGGTGAATAATCATGTTTCCATCCATCATAATGTTGTCTATATTGTTGAGTTTCATCATAATGTACAACTTGAAAACTTTCCGCATTTTCCAATGGCATATTGACAATGTTAGCAATTTTATTGGCAACAGTAAAAGTGATTGAATCATAATCATGTTTTATCCATGTATTATCACTTGTTCTTCCGTCAGATAGTATTCCTTTACCGCCTTTAGGATCAGCAACTATACTTCGCTTAAATTTATCTTTTGAGATATCAATAAAATGTTGGCATTCTTCTTTTGTTAAAAAATTATCCATTGTATATATTTCGGGATCTTCATGAATCACCGTTTTTTGTGGTTTTTCGCTTACCTCTATCTGAATATTTGAATTTTCAGAGCTCATATAATTATAATTATATATTTAATTTATAGTTTAAACTTTTTATATATTATATATAATTATATATAATGAATATTGCTGCTAGAGATGATATGATAATTGTATTACAAAAAGAGTTAGCGGATAGAAAAAATTTAGTAAATGAAAGATATGAAAACATACAAAATATTAAACAAGATAATCATTTTTTAGAAAAAGTAGCGGGGGATTATTTTAATCATTATGAAGCTATGAAAAAAATTAAAAGTGAACAGATGCGTTCTATGAATATTTTAGTAGAATATTTAGATCATTTAATTAAAGAATCAACAATGACAGATGAATCGTTAGATTATGCGAAAAAACAACAAAGTCAATTATTGGGAGAATTAGATACAATAAATAACGAAATAAATAAAATAACTAATTTTACAAAATAAATATGTAAATATATATATATATATATAAAATGTCTGGACTATTTGGAAATGCTATTGATACTGGTAATATTGGTAAAAAGAAGGATCCTGAATCTACTGAAGTAGTTTTTTCTGATTTAAAAAAACTTATTGAAGAAGGTCCTCCTATTGTAAAATTAATATTAACTAACGCTGAAGGTAGAGTAACTAGAATATCTCAATTACTTGAGCAAATTAGAAAAGCAATGGAAAGTAATACTAAAAATCAAGATGAAGTCACTAGACTTACTGCTGAAATATCAGCATTAACTAAACAAATAACTGAAAAAGATGCTGATATAGCAAAATTAATGAAACAAGCGACTGATTCTTCAAGTCAATCTCAAAAAGACAAGGACAGGATTATAGAATTAGAAGGAAAATTAAGTGCTGAGAAAAAATCATGTACAACAAAAATGAAAGAATTAGTTGCTCAATTAACAAATTCTAATAACAAAATGAAAGCTGATAAAGATTTGATAGAAAAAAAATATGGTGAATTAGAAGATCAGGTTAAAGGATTAAGTGATAATGCCGCATTAAAAAAATCATCTTACGCTCAAGCCACATCTAAACCAACATCTACATTTGGTAAGAATACATCAACACAACCCATATCAGTAAGAGGAAGAAAACCATCTTCACCACAACCAGCTTTTAACACAAATACAAAAGTTAAACCAGGACAGTTTGGTTTTGGCGGTAGACGCCGTCGTACAAAAAAAGGACATAAAGGTCGTCGCGGAAGAAAAACGCGCAAACATTAAAACATAATTTAAAATAATAATATAGCTATTATATATATTATTATTATGCCACCATTGAGTTTAAATGATGTACCTATTAATCTATCAGATCAAAATGCCGTAAATAATTTCTCGGCTTATTTAGATAAAAATCATGCCAAAAATTATCCTGAAGTAAAAGAAAAAATGAAATCATTATTAAATATTATTATTGATACCAAAAAGAAATCAAATAATGTAAATACAAAAATAGATACACAATCCTCAAAAATAAGAACTATTATGGGACAAATCGGAAGTCTCAGAGCAAAAATAGATAAATTAATATCAGAAGTTCCAGATATTAATAGTAAAGATTTAGATAAATTAGACAAGGAAATTGCTGAGAAAGTTGAAGCATTGACAAAACAATTAAAAAATGAATTAGATAGTATTGGTAAAGATGCAAGTCGTGTTGATAGTGGATTAGCAGGAATTGAAAATGAATTAGCTAAAATAAATACAGACAAAAAACCAAAGGTGGACGGTGGAACAAAAAAGAAAACAAAGAGGCGTTCAATAAAAAATAGAAAAACCAAGAAAGGAGGATATATTTGGAAATTTAATAAAAAAGTAAAAACAAAGAAAAGAGATGATAAAAAGAAGAAGAAGAAGGGTTTATTTAATTTTGGAAAAACAAAATCAAAATCAAGAAGTAGTTCTAGAACTGTAACAAGAACATATCATTAAAAAATTTATTGTAAATACACAATATATTTTTTATATATTCTTATATTATATAATATGGCTACAGCATCAACCACAATGAAAAGTGCAACTAAAGTTGTAAATAAAAGTGTAGGAAATTTAATATCTAACAAATATTTCTTATATTTTGTATTATTTTTAGCAATAACATCATTATTAGGTTATTTACAAAAACATAATTTTAATGCGATTGTATTTTTTATTTTAGTAGGATTTGTAACCTACTATTTTTCTAAAAATATGGTTGTTGTTTTATTAACAGCTATTATTGCAACTGCTTTTTACACTAAAATTCAAGACACTGAACATAGAAATTATCATATTGAAGGAATGGAAAATAAGAAGGACGATGATGGAAATGATGATGTTAATGAAGAGGGTATGGAAGATGATGATGATGATGATGATGATGATGAGGGTATGGTAGGTTCAAGTAAAGTTGATTATGAAAAAACATTAACTGATAGTTACAAAAACTTAAATAATATGATTGGTGGAGAAGGAATGCAAAGAATGACCAAAGATACAGAAAGATTAATGAGTACACAAAAAGAATTAGCAAAAAATATGGAAAATATGAAACCTATGTTAGAAAACGCACAAAATATGATTAAAGGAATGGGATCATTAGATATTAAAGGATTAGGTAAAATGATGAATCAACTTGGTGGCATGGGATCAATGAGAGGTAACAAAGCTTAAGTAAAAATAATATATTATTTATAGTATATAATATATTATTATCTCCATGGAAGGTCATCTTCATTATATTTCATATTTTTTCTTAGATATTTTCGAAGAAGCCAAAATTGATACCGATATGAATCCATATCATCAAAATTATCATAAATATAATCTAATTGTTTTTTAACATAAATATTATACTTTAAATGTCCTCCATCGTGAACTAAATAATTAGGATTAATATTTAATTCTTCCTTTCCTTTTTTATTTGGCATTATCATTATATTATCATGTTTATTTATATCATAATTAATAATTTTTAATAAAATATGATTACGATGTTGTTTAGGTATACAATGATGGTCTTGAACTAATCCAGTATATCCTAATTGATGTTTAAAGCATCTTCTATATAATGATCCATAATTTAATTGTTTTTTTTCATAAAAAAATTTAGGTGAAAAATTTTTTAACGCATTTTTTGGAAAAGCGGTTACAATAAAAAAATTTGTACAAAAAAAGAAAAAAATATTTCTAAAAAACATTCAAATTATAATTTATACTAATATTTTTATTCACAATGTTACTGTAATAAAAAACATATTATAGATTTACACTCCATTCATCATTTAAATCATCAAGCCATTTATTATATGCGTCGTTATCTTTGTTTTCTGACAAATCTTGAATAAGTGGTGTATTGGATTTAGATTTACAACCTACATCGCTAAATTTATATTCTAGTTCTTTTGGAACATCACTGGATGATGTTATATATAAATTTGGATAAATAGAATGAATTAATGCATGAATAGATTTTTTAAAAAAATAAAAGGATAACCCAAATGAAAATGAAAAATGTTGGAAATAATTCATACAAACACTTTTTGGATGGTCGGTAAATCTACAAAATAAATTTGTAAGCATTATATAATTATGTTAAATAATTTTTATAAAAAACAAAATAATTTTAAAGAAAAACTAAATATTTTTACAATAATATGTGATAATGATAAATTAATATTAAAAAATAATAATTTGCATATTAAAAATATAAATACCGAAGAAGATTATTGTAATCATTTATTGCCAGTTTTATCACTAGTTTTTAAATTATTATCAGATGAAAATCATAATGAGAATGATATAAAAAAATCGATTGAAGCAATTTTTACAGAATATTTAGAATTTATAGATTCAATTTTTCAATACATGTTTAAAAGGCAATGTTTTCAAGATCAATATTTAATTTTATTATCAGAAATAGAAAAAAATATTGAAAAAATAAATTACGGATTAATTAAATTAATCAATACACATCAAAACGATAAAATATGCGTTATGTATAAAAGTATACTATTTTCCCTTTTTGATTTTTCTAAATTATTAGTTGAAATTAAAGATAAAGTGAATATAGAAAATACTAACTTTAAATCAGTTAACAAAATAAAAAATAATAGAACATATAGTTTTTAAATATATTTAAAGGTTATTTATTGAATATATTTAGTATGTTTACTCACTGGGTCAATGGTCTAGTGGTATGATTCCCGCTTTGGGTGCGGGAGGCCGGGGGTTCGATTCCCTCTTGACCCCCTAAATTATTTTTTATTTAACATCCTATTTCTTTTTCTAGTTCTTTTTCTTAATTTAAATCTTCTATGTTTTTTGCTTTTTTTACCACCATGTTGCTCTTGATTAGGCGCTGATGCTTCTGGATCTTTTTTCTTTGCACTTAAAACTGCTTTCATTCCAGAGATTTTATTGTTCATATCGGGACCACCTTCTGTTGATATATTAAAACCTGCAGGGGCACTAATTGTAATAGATTTTTGATCTGGAGGAGGTGGACAATCTACTTGTACCGGTTTTTTTTCTTCACTTATCATATTAGACATCATTTTTGACATTGATGATTTATTATTTTTACCTCTAACAGCATCTTCGACACCATGAACGGCTTGAACAAGACTACTGTCATTATCAGAAACAGAAGAAGATGAAATAACCTCAGCATTAGCAACTATTGGTTTCATTTCACTAGATTCACTAGCAGACGATGATTTTTCTGTTTGTGTATCACTTTCATATGAATTTTCTTTTTGTTTTTGGTTACTCGCTATTTCTAAAATACTTACTTTTATTTCTTCTATTTCTTTATCTAGATCATCATTTTTACCACCTCCAGACAATGATTCTTTATAATTTTCAATTGAATAAGTTCCATCATGATGATGAATATAATGTTCCCCTTTTTTTAATTCCGGTAAATCTTTACCATCTTTACTTTGATATTTTTGACCTTCACTATATGTTTCTATTGTATAATATTGATCTGGTTTACCGCTATTATGTTTTATATAATGTTGATTATCTTTAACTTTTGGTAAAATATTACCATCTTTATCTTTTCTTTTTTTGTGATGATGTTTGTTTACTTTTTTTTCTTCTTCTTGAGGAGTTTCTACTTTTTCTTCTTCTTGAGGAGTTTCTACTTTTTCTTCTTCTTGAGGAGTTTCTACTTTTTCTTCTTCTACATTTTC